CCGCTAACAGAGACCAAAGGTGAATAAGGATATATTGCTAAATAACCTAAACCACCAAAATCTGATGAACCCAATACTGCATTCAAAGGATAGTATGAGTTAACAGAAGCAAAAGGGATAACCATTTCAGCTGATGTATTCAAAGATAAATCAATTTCGACATGCGGTACAGTAGTTCTCTGAGTCAATGATGCATTATGAGCATAAACCCAAGAAATTCCTTTAAGATTAGAAGTATTAGGAGCTAAACCACCAGTAGGTGTCCAACCCATAATATATCTACCTTGCATAAACTTATTAGCATTAACTACAAGTTTGAATTTCATGTCCATTCTCATACCAAAGAATCCCGCCAATTTCTGTCTCCATATAAGTCCTGGAGTGGAAGTTAAAGCAGCATAAGGCATAGAATAAGAGTTAAATATACTATAAGTATCCGATGAATTAAGTGTACCTGAAACTAAAGTAATAGGTTTTGCCAAATAATCCAGCAGCGAACTTTCAACAGTTTGTATATCAAAAAGTCTACTGATAGTATTATCAATATGCATATCCAAAGATGAATCTTTAGTTACAATTTGACGATCATCAACAAACTGAGTAGTGGCCATAGATTCTTCCTTAACGGTAACTTCAGTAGAAGTATTCTCGTCAGGAGTAGAAGTTGGCTTGGAAGTTTCTGAAATATTCATGTTTACTTCAAGGCCCGACTGTGGGTGATACTTTACATTATGAAAATGAAAACTTGGTTGACAAATGAAAGTGATAGACTCTGGGACATTGTCACTTTTTAATGTTGTTTGCGTACTATTATATCTATTATCCGTCATCATAAAGTTTTTAAAATTGTTGGTTTTTGAAATTACTTAAATCTCGAAGCAACATGTAAATCACATGTAGGATACTAAACTCCCCGTCTAGTTAGGTTTGAACCACCCTAATTCGTGTATTCAAATATTTTTGTGTATTTATATTGTTTTTGGTTGTATAACAAACTAAAATGAAATCATTGCAATATATAAGGTTTTAAAGTTGGAACTCCTTTACAGAGAAATTTTCGTATTAACTACTAATTTAACCAAAATTACTAACTTATCCTCATGCTATTCATAATAAAATAACTATACTTTTATAAAATTTCTGCTTTTAACGACTTCTGCGGTCCGTACGACAATATATACAAAGATTAATTAAAAACTAGAAATAATATTCTAATTTTAATACCTCTTCATAAGTATTGTCGTAATTTAATGGAAAGGATCCATGAGGTTCTTGGAATTGAAATTTTTCTTGTTTTAAAGCAAGTAAATTATCTTTCCAATGCTCAAAAGTTTCTTTACCATGTAGACTAAATTCTCTCAAAGCAAAACACATATTGTCTAGAGTAATTTGATCAGCTTCCTGTCCTTTCTTGGTCCAGTTCAACATCTCAGCTATTGCTGATTCTCTCAATGGAGCTATAAATCTATTGTTTTTATCATCGAATTTAAAACCTCGTTTAAGAAACTCGACTTCTGACAATCTACGAAATGGGGTAACTGCTTCATCTTTCA